TTACAAGACATTAAAGTGGTAAGTTTAAATGTTCTTAAAGATTGGTTCAAAGATCTGCTTCCCTTTAAAAATGGCGAAAGGGTAAAAATAGATACAAATAGACGCCATCATGATATTGTTCAAATGAGAATGATATTCTGCTATGTTGCACGAGCTATGGGTTATTCTGTTACAAGTATTGGTAGAATATTAAAAAGAGATCATACCACCGTTGTACATAATTCTCGTGTATTAAAAGATTTATTAGAAACAAATCTAGCGTATAGAGAAAAATGTCAACAAGTATTAGAATATTTAAAAGAAAAATCTAGAGATTATGACCCAAAACTTTTGGAATGTAGCGATCAGACACAGGATAACGATGAATCAGCTCTACTTTCTTGATTGTTGTAGATATCGCATACAACCAGATGGTCTTATAAACAAGAATGCAGAAGCCATGATATGCCAATCTAAAGGATTAATATCTGAAGATGGTAAACTTAGTGAACGAGCGTTAGCTATTTTAGACGAGCTTGACATATATATTGTCAAAACTAAAAAGAAGGTAGCTGCTGAAGTGCTAGGTGAAGGTTTTATGGATAAGATTAAAGAATATCGTGAGATATTTCCTGCTAAAAGACTTCCATCTGGTGAGTTAGCTAGACAAACTGTTAACGAACTAAAAGACAAGTTTGTATGGTTTTTTAAGACATATCCTGATTTTACATGGGATCTTGTTCTTGATGCAGTAGACTACTATGTTGCTAGGTATGCAAAAACAGATTATTTATACATGCAAACAAGTAGCTATTTTATTAAGAAAAAGAACCCTGATAATACGTACACTTCAAAACTAGCTGATACATGTCAGCAATTATTAGACAATCCAAATATTGTTAATGAATTAAATGAATTATGATGGAAATGAAAGAATGTTTTAATAAACTTTATGAAGAATTAGATGTTAAAAAAGAACTACTCACTCATTCAATTTCTTTATCTAATGATAGAGAAGATGTAAGAGTGATAAGCATGGAAATTTTTGAAAAATTAGCACAGTTTTTAATGTTAAATTCTTTTGCAAAAGGTGCTGAATTTAGTTTGGAAATGATTAAAAAATCAAGTAAATTTGATGATAAATTAGCAGAAGCATGATTAAGAATGATTTAAGACCTGGAGGTGCTAGATTTATTCACGAAATATATGAAGAAGGACTTCAGTATATTAAAGATAGAAGAGATGGTAGAATTAGATCATTTAAAACACCTTGGCTTGGACTCAATGAAGCTACTCTTAATGGTTTAGAATGGGGATCATTACTTACTATAGGAGCTAGACCTGGTCAAGGTAAAACTCTTATGGTTGGTCAAATACTTAGAGAAAGCTACAAACAAAATCCAGATCAACAGTTTAATATATTAGAGTTTCAATTCGAGATGGGTCCTAAACAATCTGCTTCTAGAGAGTTTGCAGCTCAAGTGGCTCTAGACTATAACCAAGTGTTAAGTACAAAAGAACAATTAAGTGATTTTGCATTTCAACATTTAGAAAAATTTACAAAGCATACAAGAGAATTAGCAAGTAAAGGAGTGTTTAGACTTCAAATTAACAAACCTTGTAATTGGAAACAAATACGAGAGTATGTCCATTATTATTATGATGACATGGGTTCTAAACCTTTGATTGTTACAATAGATCATAGTTGGCTTATCAAGCAAGCTAGTGATGAGAAAGAAAAACTAAACACTCTTTATAACACTGTAGAAATGCTTATGAGTTTAAAAAATGAGCTACCTATTATTGTTATGATGATTACACAGCTAAACAGAACTCTTGATGAAGCATCAAGAAAAACTCCTGGAACTATTGCAAACTATCCCACTAGCTCTGATATATTTGGTGGTGATGCTCTTATGCAAGGTTCAGATGCAGTTATTGCAATGGCAAGACCTGGGATTAATGGAATAAAACAGTATGGTCCTGATAAACTTCCAACTGATCCCAACTTGATATATATTCATCCTTTAAAACTTAGAAACTCAAAAAATGAAAATGAACTGCTTTACATGAAAGCTGAATTTAATTTACAGCGATTAATAGAAATTCCTAAACCAATCTCAACAGGATCAAGTACATATGTTATGAGATCACAAAGACCATCTGCAGATATTGGTTCAGAACTTTAACTTTTAAATTTTAAAACATGTCTTTAGAAAGAGAAACCTTGCTACAAGAAGCAAGAACCTACCACAAAGATCTAATTAAAGATCTTCAGATTGATGAAAAAGATTTTACTATTAAGAAAGTTTTTAGACACGAAGGTAAAATCGTAGTACCTATTATGGGATATGAATTTGCAAAACCTAAAGGATTATATTTTGAAGTGGCTACAAATGACTACAGCGGTTTTGCTGATGAAAAAAGAACAGTGTATAGACTTCCTAATTCAGAAAAGGAAGAAGCTATTCCTGATCCTGTATATGCAGATAGATATTTAGTTCCATTAGAAGTGTTACGAGTGGTTGATCCTCACTCTGTAGCAATTAGTAAATCAGCTGCTGTTACAAGTGGAGATGACGTATTAAAAAAATATAAATCTGATGTGCAAAGTCCATCGTCACAAGTTGTTAAATTATTTAGCACAAAGACTTTAGAAGATGCTCCATATACAGATATGACCATCAGAGATTATATTACAATTCATACAGGTAAACCTGTTAGTAGTAAACAATGGCTTAATGATCTTATAAAAACAATATAAATATGGGACAAGGAATCCTTATTATTGCCGAGAGTGGCGCAGGTAAATCAACAAGTATTGAAGCATTAGATCCAAAAGAAACATTTATTATTAATGTAGCAAATAAACCTCTTCCTTTTAAAGGATGGAGAAAGAAGTACACTTTATGGAGTAAAGAAACACCTAATGGTAATCTTTATGATAAAGCTACTCCTGAATCTATAGAAGCATGTTTACGTTATATTAATGATAAAAGACCTGAAATCAAAAATGTTGTAATTGATGATTTTCAGTATATGTCTTCATTTGAATTCTTTGACAAGGTTGATGAAAAAGGCTACGAAAAGTTTACTAAAATTGGTGCGCATTTAGCTAGAGTGGCTAGACTACCTAAAGATTTAAGAGATGATCTTATGATCTTTATTCTAACACATGCAGAAGAATCCACTGATATAGAAGGTAAACGCAGATTCAAAGCCAAAACAATAGGACGTATGGTAGATGAAAAACTTACATTAGAAGGTTTATTCTCTATTGTTCTATTTGGTAAGGTGAAGAAAAACAAAGAGGGTCTTATTCGTTATGTATTTGAAACACAAACCAATGGTGAAAACACTTGTAAGTCGCCAAGGGGAATGTTTGATACATTAGAAATTGAAAATAATTTGCAAATTGTTAGAGATGCAATTATTAATTACGAAAATTAATTCTATATTTACATTTTAAAACTCAAATTTTATGTTTAGTACAAAAGGACAAGAAGTAAAAGCAGGATCTGGAATTACCAAATCCTTACAACCAGGAGTTGTGTTAGCACACATTTATGATGCAAAAGTTAGATCATCAGAAAGAACAGGTAAAAAAATGTTAGAATTTATTTTAGAAGGACCAACTCTTCCTGCACCATTTGAAGGATGGGCAGTTGATAAAGATAATCCTGATGGAGTTAAGTTCAAAGGTCAATCAGCAAAAGTAGGTGCTACAATATGGACTGATAAATATAATGAAGATGATATTAACAAAAATGAAATACTCAATCGCATTGTAGTTATTGGTCAAAAGCTTGGACTAAAAGATAAACTTGATAATATTTCTGAAGAACATCAAATCACTTCTATTGAGCAGTGGGTTGAAAAAGCTATAGATATATTAAAAGGTCACGATCTTTATTGGTTCTTAAAAGGTACAGAAGAAGAATACAATGGTAAAACTATTGTAAAACTTTCTCTACCTAAATTTAAGTTCTGTGGTAATCTTTCAACTGAATTAGATACTTTTGATAAAAATAATCAATATCACTTCAAACCCTTGGCACAGGCAGGTTCTGTAAAAAGCTTTGAAGCTGCAGGTAGTGATTTTGATATGTAAACCAACTAAACCTTTCGGTGTGAAAATAGGGAGTGTTTCTACACTCCCTTTAATTTTTAGCTTATGTTTAGAATTAGAAATTTAGTACACGATATAAAAGATGTTCCAGATACATGGATATTTGAACATTATTGTAAATTAAATCAGAAACTTGAAGGTCAGGACGTTAAGATTAAGTCCATGTTTAATCAAGAAAAAACTCCCAGTATGTGTATTTTTTATACCAAACAGTATAATACCTATAGGTATAAAGATTTCTCATCTGGAAAGTATGGATCTGCAATAGATCTTGTCAAAGAAATACATGGATTAAAATACCATCAAGCATGTCAGAAAGTAATAGAAGAATATAATGACTGCATAATTAAGAATGGTTGTGGATATGAATCTAAAGAATTTAAACAATTTTCTAAATTTAAAGTGACTGAATTTGTTAAACGAGATTGGACAACTAAAGATCAATATTATTGGACACAATTCAATATTGGATCTAAGCTTTTAGAAGAACATTGTGTTTTTCCATTGGAAAAATATGTTATGACAAAAGATTCTGATAAAATCGAAATCAAAGGAAGTTATATCTATGGTTATTTTAAAAAAGATGGCACTCTTTATAAAATATACCAACCAAAGAATTTAGATAAAAAGTTTATAAATATTAAGAATCATATACAAGGTGCAGAACAATGTAAACCTCCATATAAACATTTGATTATTACATCTAGTTTAAAAGACGCTATGTCTTTAAAATCATTAAAGCTAGTTAATTTAAACATAGTTGCAGCAGCTTCTGAGAATTCTATGTTACCATCTTCTGATATAGAATGCTGGCAAAATGAATATGAGAACATTATATTAATTTTTGACAATGATGAACCTGGCATAGAAGCAATGAAAAAATATAAAGAAAAATATAGTTTTATTAAAACAGCTTTGCTACCTTTGAGCAAGGACATCTCAGATAGTATTAGAGATCATGGGGCAAAGAAGGTGAGAGACTATATTGTTCCTATATTAAATAAAAAAATAAATGAAACGCAAGAAGGTATATAAAAAACCTAGAAAAGTAAAACCTGTTACTCCTAAGCCAAGAAATGCTGGGACGATGACAGAATCTGCTTTTTGGAGTTTTATTAGAAGCGCGTTGAGACAAAAGTCTAGATGGTGGAAACCTATAACCCAGTGCAAAATGAAAGCACGTAGAGCATACAAGGGTCCAAATAAAAGACAAAAGTTTGAGTATCAGTGTAATGAGTGTAAACAATGGCATCCTGAAAAGAATATCAATGTTGATCACATCATTCCTGCTGGTACATTAAAGTGTGCTAATGATCTTCCTGGGTTTGTAGAACGATTATTCTGTGAAATTGACAACTTGCAGGTGCTTTGCAGCGGTTGTCAC